TCGCCAGGGTTGTAGAACAAACCCTCCTCCTGGTTAGTGCCAGAGCCCTGAATGTGCTTTTCAGCGCGATACTTTGCGTGAGCGCGTGCGTGGTCGGCGACGACATCGGAAGCGACATCGATGGACGCATCGAACAGCAGTTCCTCGGTGACCGGGGTGGTCGCCGTAGCCTTGTACGCGCCGAAGGTCTTCAGAATGGTCGTGAAATTGGATTCGGCGTAGGTGGCCAACGTTCCAGTGACTGATTCCGCAGTGGCACTGACGGTGGTACGGGAATCGATCACAGGCAGACGCAGCGCAGCGGGAACCGTCTGCACCGTGGCGAGCTGGCGGACCGGATCGCCGAAGTCCAGCCACTTGACGAATTCGCCAGTCATCACAGACTGCGGCACGGTGTTTCCTGCAACCGCAGCGGTGCCAGCCGTCAGGATCGTGCGCATTTCGAGGTTGCCCGAACCCTCGCGGCCACGGGTGGCAAAGAAACGCGCCAGCTCGGCGTCGTTGCCGCCGCCGCGGTTCTCGGGACGAGCCACAATCTGGCCGTTCTTGGCCTTGATGGCGTCGAGGCGGCCGCGGACGGCCATGCCCTCCAGCTGCGCGTCAATGCCGCGGATTTCTTCCTCAGCCAGGTCGAACGCACGGACGGCGTCCGGCGTGGCAACGGTGGCGTGGTTCTCGCACGCAGCGACAAGCTGCGCACGCTTTTCGAGCAGTGCTTCACGATTCATTTCTTCAGTTCTCCTAGCCGCAGCCGCAAGAACCGGCCAACGAGGCCGGTGTGGTGTGAGAACGCCCGTACCGCGGCCGCGGTCGCCTCATAGGCGGGCGTATGAACAAGGCTGACCTCGTACAGGCGGGCGCTCAGGACGCTGCGGCGGTTGCCCTGCCACTTGTCCTTGTCTGCCACGAACCCGAACGACATGTGCTGATAGATGCCGTCGCGCAGGAGCACGCGCATGTCCTGCCCGTCGCGTGTGTCGGGCAGCTGCGCCCGGAACGACACGCCGCGCTCGCCCTCCTCGAGCACGAGCGTGCCGCTGCGCGTGTCGGCGAGCACACGCCCACCGTCGTGCTCGACCAACATGGCGACGTTGCGCTTGCCGATGTCCTCGGCAAATGCACCCCGCTCGATCGTCTCGATGAACGGGAGCGGCTGGCTGTCGGTGCCGTAGGGGATGGCAAGGCCGCTGACGGTGTTGCCGTCGACCTGGGCGCGGCACTCGATGCTGCGTCGATCAATCTGCATCGTGTGACTCACTTTCCTCGTCCTCGCGGTCGCCGTTGACCTCGGCCTGTCCGGCGGCCGTGTCCAGGCGCTGCATCAGCTCGTCAGCCATGGGGTCCTTGACCGGCTGCATGCCGATGAACCACCGCGCATCGTTCGGGGTCAGGATTCCCCCCATGACGAGCTTGGACAGCTCCTTGGCGGTGTCTTTCATCGTGCCGCGCAGCAACTCCTGCAGGTCGTGCTCGACCCGGTAGCCAGGCAGCAGTTTGGCCATTAGTTCGGCCTCGATGCGCCGCGCCCAGGGGCGCAGGGTCTGGTCGACGAGTGCGCGCTGGGCGTCGAGCGTGACCTGTGTGCCACTTTCTGTCGCAGCGAGGAACGACAGCGGGATGTTCAGTGCACGGGCGATCTCGCCCATGGCTGCCGTCCTGGCGTTCGTCAGCGCCGACAGGTCATCCGAACCGCTGACGCCCTCGATGCTGCCGCCGCCGTCGATGATTAGCGGCTCGCCTGAGCCGTTCGCCCGCGAGTGCTTGGCTTTCCACGCCAGCAGGATCGACTGCTTGGCCTGCTCGCTGATCGGCGTAGGGAACTTGAACGCCAACCGGCGCGTGGTGCCGGTAGCGGCCATGGTCGCTGCCCACTGGTCGAGGTTGGCGATCAGCTCGAGCTGCGTGCGACACTTGTCTAGCGGGCTTTCGCCGATGAAAGCCCACCGGCTGTAGCCGCTTTTGACATGGATAAGGTCCGCAGATGCGACCGCCTGCCCGTCGAGCAGGTACTGGTACGGGTCGCTAGCCCAGTTGATCGTGACGCGGCCGCGATCGAGCGGGATGATCTCCGCTACTTCGCCGCTGTAGGTCCGTGCGAGGTAGGCGTAGGCGTTGCCCTGGCTGATCGACTCAGTGACCAGCCACCGGCGCAGATCCCAGCCGTTGACCATTTCAGTCGCACGGCCAGTCAGCAGGTTCAGGGCGGCCGGGTAGACCTCTTGGTCCTGCGAGTCGTAGACGCAGATGCTGACGCTGGCGAGCATGCTCGCCACGCCCTCGACCGCCCGCTGCACGCCGGGCAACGCCTCGACGTCGCCGACGCTCGAGGAGTCGACAAGCATCGAGGCATCGAAGCCGCCGATGAAGTAGCGCCGCAGGCGTGAAAGCAGGCTCACGCCTCACCCAGTTTGAGTACGCGCTTTTTCTGTCAATAGGCGGCTGTGACATTTCTTGTCACATTTCGGAAATAGTCGCCGCGTCCGCTAGGTGGCGGTCAGATGGTCATGATGCCACTGGCAGCAACCCACTGGTTGGACCGCCCGCGCAGCTCGTACAGGCGGGCCGCGTTACACGCTGCAACCAGGGCGTCGATGTTCTGTCCGTCCCGCTTGTACAACTTCGTCAAACCGCCGTCGTAGGTCTTCGTTTCGGCGTGGCGCAACTGGTGCAGTAGGACCGGGTCGTCGTGGTAGCGCAGCGCCCGCTGTCGCAGGAGCGCCACGAACGTCGACCATGCCGGTGCCTGCTCTTTCAGCGCCTGGCTGCGGGCCTCGACTGGTAGGTTGAGCCGCTCGACGAGCACCGACCGCACCCAGTTCTGCGTCCAACCGACTTCGTCGACGCCGACGACCTCGAGCTGCAGGGTCTTGGCCAGCGTTTCCAGCAGCGCCTCGACGGCGTGGAAGTCGATTAGTTGGCCGTCGTTCCAGTGCACCTCACCCTTTTGGACCATGTCGTGCAGCCATGGCCGGTTCTGTTTCATCGACTCCAGGTCTCCGCAGGTGAACGACCAAGTGCGCAGCAGCCCCCACTCGCCGCCGTCGACCACCACGCCCACGCTCGTCAGGTCCGCTCGAGCGCCCACCACGCTGCCCAGGCTGAAGTCGATGAACACCCACGCCCGCCGGCCGCGCACGCTGTCCAGTTCCCAGTCGAACCGGGCTTTCTCGAGCACGACCGGGTCAATGCCGACCGCCGCTAGGCTGCCGCCGGGCAGGTTCAGCCGCTGGGTGCGGAACTCCTCGACGCCCGACGCCCTCGAGCCAAGAAACGCCAGTTCCGACCGGATGGACGCCTCGGTGATGTGCCCGCCCTCGATCCAAAGCTGCGGATTTGCCTTGCGCCACTGCCGTGGGTCGTGGATGTCGGCACCGGCGTCAGAAGCCCAGTGGTGGACGCACCAGTCTTCCCGCAGCCGACCGCCGAGCAGCTGCTGCTCAGCTTCCTGCCGCCAGCCCGCCCAGGGCAGGCTCAGGTCGTCGTCGGCGGTGGTGGTCATCAGCAGCCGCCCCTCGGGCGTCTTGGTCGCCGCCGTCATCAACCGGCTGAGGTACTCACCCTCGAGCCGTGCCGCCTCGTCAGCCAGGACGAGCGCCGGGGTAATGCCGTCCGCTCGCCGTGGGTCACGGGCCACCGGCAGGAACCTGCCTTTGCCATGCCGCAGCACCGGCTGCGTGTTGGACAGGCGGGCACGCCAGGGCGAAGACTTGCCGTCCGCCGGATGGTGGATCGTTGCCAGCGACTCGACCGACAGGCGGGCCTGCGCAAGGGCCGTAGCTGCGCTCACAACGAGTTTGTCGGCGTCGGGGTCCCTCAGCACCCATCCGGCCAGCAGGGCGGCTAGGAGCGTCTTCCCGTGGCTGCGCGGCACCGAGAACGAGATGACGCGGGCAGGCTCCCTGCGGGCGATGACGTCGGCGAGCACCGGCACCCAGTACGGGTACAGCACCACCCCCGCTGGCAGCGTGGCGGCGAACGCCTCAACGACCGCCCCGTCGTAGCCGTCCGCCTCAGCCCGTCGGGCAAACGCAGTCAGCGACGCCGACGTGACGGCTGAAACCTCGCCGGACGCAGCAGTTACGTACGCCCAGCGTGTCGATGTTTCAAGGATGGGTGAAAGTTGTTTGATAGATTGTCGGGCGACGACGGGTGGACAAATTTGGGGCATACCCCCCCCTATGGGGGGGGGCCCTCGTTTTTACGCTAAAAACGCGGTTTTTACCCTACTTCGGTGACACAACCCCCGTTTTTGCGCCGTTATGGGCGGTTGTGTGACAGTCCTTGCAAAGGAACCTGACGTTGCGGGGATCAAACTCCCTTGAAGGGTCATCGTGCACACGCACGACATGATGCGCCTCGAGGTAGTCGCACACTGCCTTGCACTGTTCGCATGCGTAGATACCTCGAGCATGCCGCAGCTGCTCTTTGAACCTGTGCCACTTTGCACCCCTGCCCTTGCCCTTCGGCTCGGGCTTGGCTGGCAGCATCGGATCCCATTTGCGTGGTAGGCCCATTACTTGCGTTGAATCTCGTCGGCGCGGCCTTTGTAATAGGCGGCGTACATCAGCGCCGCAACCCAAATGACCAACAGCAGTATGAGAATCCAGACGATCATTGTGGATCCCTCATGCGCTGCGCCTCGAGGTCGCGCATGAACTGGGGAACGTCGTGCAGGCGCAGTACGATCAGCCATTCACAGTCGTCTGCCCGCATGAGCAGCGCTGTGTGGTCGAGCCTGACCGCGCTGGTCGCTTGGTCGAGTTCTGCCCGCTGCATGATCGACTCGACGCCCAGGCGGGCGTAGCGCTTGACCTCCCACTTCCAGAACGTCATCGAGGTGTCCAGGTCGCTGGCACCGTCGACTCCGTTGCGCGCCGACCGCTGGGCAGCGATGCCCAAGTGCTGGCGCAGCTTCTCAGCCGCCTCGAGTTCGCCGCGAGCGCCCTTGGCGCGTTGTGCCCGGCCCATTAGCCCTCCTCCTCGTACCGGCGGCGCTCGAGGTTGGACGTCTCGTATCGCAAGCACTTGGCGCGTAGCCGCTCGTTTTCACCCTGTAGTAGGCGCTCACGCTCGGTTGAGGCGGCCAGTGCCTTCCGCAGGACGGTCTGCAGCTCGACGAGAGCCTCGACCGTGCGGACGATGCTGTTGACGGTCTTCTGTTCCTCTGTCTGTTCCAGTTCATGCTGCATCATGTTCCTCCCATGCGGCGGCGGGAGCGCCCACAAGGCGCGACTCGTCCGCTCGCACTGCTTGTTCAATCTGATCGATCAGGCCGGGCGTCAGCCCGTGCCTTGCATATCCGTGACGATTGATGCCTTGGGGGGGGTTGACAAACCCCCCTTCGGGGGGGTACGACAGCGAGCGAGTCGCAGCGACTCCGCTAGACGCTCCGCTAGCTCCCGCCGCTGTCGCCCCCTGAGGGGAGGGGTCTGGGGAGGGGAGCGCAGCCAACCGACGAGATGCTTCCTCGATGAAACGACTGTAGATCGTGCGGTCTTTCGGGTGCTGCCACTGCGCGTCAACCGCCTCGATCATCACCCGCAGTTCGCGCATCGACTCGGCGTCAAGCGGTCGCCCCTCGTCGATCTCCTCGAACCACGCCCCGTCGCCGGGCTTGACCCACTGCGCCTTGATGACGGTGCCAGGGCGGTCACGTTGGACCGACTTGGCCTCAGCCAGCGTGTAGTAGGGGCCAAATGCCGCCCCTGCCCTGCGCGGGTACATGGCCCAGTAGCCGATGATGCGGCTGGCCATGCTCGGCTGCGTGGTGTCGTACCGGGGCACCAGTGCCCCGTAGATCGTCCCGAGCTGCTCGACGGTCAGGGCGTTGCCCTGGCGCGACTGGCGGGCACGTTGGATCGACTCGCGCACAAGGTCTTGGCGCAGCTTCGAGAACCGTTCATGGAACCCGTCGTGCACCGGCTGCGGTGCGCGCTCGAGGCTCGGGAAGCACCGCCGCAGGTACTCCCAATTGCCCGTCCAGGTGTAGTGCTCAGAATGGGATGTCAATGTCCACCCCCGTGTCTTGGTCAGGCTTGTAGGCCTCGACGCTCTCGAAGTTCCAGTAGACGGCGTCGTTCTTCTCGGTGCGCGTCACGCCCTTGAGCCGCACCATGCTGCCCATGCCCTCGGGAATCGTCCACCGGCGGAACGTGCTGAACCGGGTCCGGTTGGGGTCGCTCCACAGGATCACGGACGTCGGCGACTTCGGGCCTGCGCCGTCGGTCAGTTTGGTCACCACGCCGACGGCGTCGGCGTAATAGACCTTCGTGCGACCGCCGGTCTTGCCGTCGGTGCCCAGTTCGCGGACCTTCCAGACTGGCCGCAGCTCGAGCGGGGAGAACGCCAGCGGGAACCGCTCTGGCGGCTCGTCAGGCAGGTCGCCAGCCGGTGCAGCCGGTGCTCGAGCAGGCGGGTCAAAGGGAACGACGGTGGCGGGCGGGGGCACGGCTACTTCGCCGCGTGGAGCCCCCCGCCCTGCCGCCGCTTCTCCGTCGTCGTCGACACCAGCCGGAACGGCGGCCAAAGCAGACAGGCCGAAACGACGGGCGTAGGTGATCGCGCTGCCGACGCCTTGCGCGTCGTGCTTGCCGGGTGCGATGTGCAGGGTCGACTCGATCCACTCGCCGGTGTCGGCGTGCAGCAGACGGGTCGTGACGAACACGAACCCGTCCGCGTAGCCGGTGCCCTGGGCGATAGCGATGCCATGCTTTGAGAGCGCCGGGCGGCACGCCTCGTCAACCGCCTGCAAATCGGCGTACTTGGACCGGAAGTGGGGATTGGTCGCGTCCTTGACCGCGACGCCGATCTCACGCTGCGCAGCTGCGAGCGCCTTGGCGATTGCGCCGATTGTTGGACTGGTGATCACGCCCCCACCTCCCCGTACATCCAGCCAGTTTGCGGGTCAATGTCGGACAGCGGCAGGCCATCGTCGGCCAGTTCAGACGGTTCAGGACGTTCCATGTCAGTGACTCCAAGTTGTGGCCGGATCATTCCGGCATGCGTGTCATATCGACACTCTTTGCACCCGTCTATAGGTCCGACACCGGATTATCCGAATTTCCGCGCTTTCCGCAGCATGGTTGACCGCCGGTCGTGACCGCCTCGACCGCAACCCATTTGCCGACTGGGCACGACTCTCTAGCCACCCGAACCTTGGCACCAGTGAAACAGCCGCATGTGCGGCACCGGCCAGCGTCGTGTTGGTCGCAGGCCATGCAGATTGCCCAGCGCGCCTGGTAGTCCTCGGTGCTGGCTGCGCCAATCCCAGCCGCGGCCTTGGCCACACCGACGGCGCCCTTGACCATGTCAACGACTGTGGGCTTGCCATCGATGGTCACGTTGCCGTCCCTGTCTGCTCGCCATTTCACGGGGTTTGCCTCGTCACGATGATGTTGCGAGTAACTCCTAACGCTTCCAATTGTTCCATAGACAACCAGTCCGGACTGGGCGGAGTCGACGATTGGCACGGCTGACATTCATCGGTGACGTTGACAACATTCGTCGTTGGGCCGCCAATGTTGATTGACTGAAAATCGCCCGGCAAACCGTATCGGTCGAAGGGGCAATGGTTCAGAACGATTTGCTGAAATCCCAGCGGTGGCGGCGATAGGTTGAACGACCCTGCAATGGAACCACGCAGCAGTGTGAAAGTTCGTTGCGTAGCAGTTCCTGTCACTCGATAGAGCCGCTCATCTACTGGACCCTCATAAATCAAACGCAGCGTTTGAGTTTCGTACTGCGCAGGTCCTACGGTTGGAAGAAACGTGTTGAAACCAGAAGACCAGACAAAATCGCGCAGTCGATACTCGCGCACTATTTGAATTGTGACATCCAACAAGCTGCGGCAGCAGCAACGACCAGCAGCGCATGGCGTTCCGCCATTCCCGCCGAGAGTGCATGGCCCGCATGAAGCCTGAGAGGCACCTGGGCAAATGTTCGCCCGGTGAAAATATGTGAGACCGGACAAACCAGTGCCCGACGTTTGGTCGACGGTAAACGTCGTCTGACTATTACGACGCATTCGGATGTCGCCGCCGCCCTTTGTCAATGGACCAAACTCGTAAAGGTCTTCTAGAGCGTAAGACGTCAATTCGCCGCACAATTGACCGGACGTTCTTTGAGCGTAACCACTTTCCAACGGCGCTAATTGAGTCAGCGGACTTCCGGGAAACGTATCGCACTGGTATCCAAGTTCGAAGCATGTAGTGCCAACGTCAACGCATTGGGTGCCAGTCACCGTCTTAGGCGAGTTGCAGCGTACGACTTGGACTAGCCACGGCATGATGTCTGGACGCCTTGCAACGAAAAAACAAGGTGACGTCGTTCGCTCGATGTCAATTGTTTTGACACGCAGCGAATCCCAATACTTATCTACAAGGGTGTTTACTGGGTAACTACAGTTTGGCGGAACACCAGTTGCACAGCATTTGTCACCGACGTACGCAGCCGCGTAACACTCGTTTGGCTCGAAATCTGTGTTCAGCGTGATGGACGTATATGCGGCGTCCACAAACGTCCCAAGCACCTGCCCAATGTCGATAGTTGTGGTGTATGTGAAATCGCCCAGCCCGCCATAGGCCAGTGGGCAATCGTCCACTTCAAAGCAACCACCGCAGCAGCACGAACGTGTGAGCATCAGATCTTCTGCTTTTTGCAAAGCCACACGCCGACGCCGACGCCGATGACGCCGAGCAGGAGAGCAAACCAAACGCTACCGAGGAATGATGCCATTACCGTCTCTTCTTTCTGGGTCGGCTTGGAGTGCGGATCGGCGCGGCTCGCCGGAATGCCGCGTCGAAGGTTGGATCGGCCCGGCGCAGCTCGGCGACAGCAGCCACCGCCTGGTCAGGGGTTAGATCGATCAGGCTGGCCGTCAATTCAGCGGCCCTGCGCTCGGTCGGCGTCACGATGCCCAGCCAGCCCTTGATGAACTTGCCGACCCCCGTGTGCCACACGATGAACACGATGCCGAGCACGGCCAAGGCGATGCAAACCCAGACGAGGGGGGCCACCCACCAGGGCACCTGGTCCTCCACGCCTGTCAACGCCATGTAGATCATGTCCACGGCGTCGAGGATACTGGCCTGCTCGCCCTGGCCGGCCACGGCTTCGGTCTTGATGACCGGCAGACTCGGCTGCGGTGCATCCGCCTCGACGGCGATGCGCTCGAACCGCTGACCGCTCGAGTGCGCCAGCCGCCGCACCTCGGTCGTGTTCGAGGCGATGCGCGCTGACGGGCCTGCGCAACCGGCTAGGACCACCATCAGGGCGATGCAGCAGCGGCTTCCCACGTTGCCACCTCCTCTGGGGTTGTCAGGGTTTGCAGCCAGTCCTCGGCCAGCGCGTTGACGATCCACCGCCGATGCCCGTCAGCCTCCTCGCCGCCGGTCAACGCAGCGGCGACCGTGTCGCGCATGGCCTGCAGCTGCGCGGCTTGATACTCCGGGGTGGCGCGTAAGGCCTCGATGCGTTCGCTACCAGGCAAGGGCGATCCTCTTCCATGTGTTGGTGGCGGTGCAGACGTACAGGTAGGACGTATCCCAGCAAATGTCCCCCGCCGTCCCAGTATCTGTCGCGCTGCTCGGGGTCTTCGCGTTGACGATCCGCACGCGATCGCCCTGCATGATCGCCACGCTAGTGCTGGTACCGTTCAGTTTGGTCTGGGTGACACTCGTGTTTCCGATGACGGTTGTGTTAGAGCCGTCGCCCGTGATGTTGTAACCAACGACGGTGCTGTTGCTGTTGCTGTTGGCCGACAGATCGGACAGGCTGCCAACGATCGTGTTTTGCCCGCCAGTCGTGCAGACATCTCCCGCCGTCCTGCCGACGAAGGTGTTGTTGCTGCCAGTCGAAACAAGCAGCCCTGCGTTCTGGCCGATGTAGGTATTACCCGTCCCGCTGCCGTTGACGTTGCCAGCCTGGTACCCCACCGCCGTGTTGTTCGCGCCGCTGTTGCCGCCTGTGGCGTATCCGAGCGCCGCGTATCCAATAGCAACGCAGAAGTTGCCATCGTTGCTGTAGAGCGCGTCGACACCGATTGCTGCTGCGCTGCTGCCTGTGTTCGAATAGCAAGCGTATGTTCCGATCGCCATCAGACTATTGCCTGAGTTCAGTTGCCCTGAACTCACGCCAAACGCTACAAGGTTCTGGCCCGTGTTTGATCGTCCTGCGTGGTAGCCGAACGCGGTGCCGTTCAGTCTGGTGTTGTCCCTTAGTGCGTCAACGCCCACGCCCGTGCATGAGGTGTTGGTGTTTCCCGACAACGCGCCCGCACCAATCGCCGTATTGGTCGCGCTGATTCCCGCGCCAGTCCCGCCGATGCCCACTAGCAGCCCGTTGATATAGGAGTCCTTGGCGATCCCTGCGCCACCGGCAATGATGAGCGCGCCCGTCGTGCTCGACGTGCTGGCCGTCGTGCTCGTCCCGGTGATCGTCGTAAATCGCCCCGTAGCCGCCGTGGTCGCCCCTATGGTCGCCCCGTTGATTGTCCCGCCGGTGATCGCAGCAGCTGCGTCGTTTGACCAAATGAAGATGGCCGCACCGGCTGAGTCTTCGGCGAACAGTTTGCCGTCCGTCGTGTTAATGGCTGGCTCGCCCTGGATGAGTTGACCGACGGTCGGGACCGCCGCCGCCGTGCTCGAGCGCTTGAACCGGATTTGGTCAGGCATCAGTACGTCCCCCCGTCCACAGAACTCAGGAGCGCCGCCACGCATTCACCGTCCCAAGCGTTCATGCGCTCGAACAGGGCCACCGACTGCCCGTCAGCCCGGTACATGATGAACGCATGCACAAACGCGTCGTCAGGCACCTTCAGCAGCTGGAACCCCTGCGTGTTAGCGCGGGTGGCATTGACGCCACCGGCTGCCGTTCCTGCCGTGTTCCCGTACTCCGCTAGGTTGTAGGCGGTCACCTCTGTCAGTTCCGTCAGGCCGACGGTCGTCAAACTGGTCGGCGTAGCCGTTGGCTGGGCCTTGCGCAGCGTGTATTCCCAACGGTTGGACGAGATGGACGACGACCCCACGACCTGCATGGCGTGCCATTGTCTGGTCACGCCGGGAGCGACCAGCAGCGCCTCGAGCTGCGAGCGGTTGGCGTTGATGAACTGCGCCGCAAAGATGAGCGAGTTCTGGGTGTCTGACGACACCCCCACGGGACCGTAGACGGTTGGTTGCAGGAAACCTGTCATACCCAAGTAGGTGCTGGCACTGACGCCAAGTTGAGGATTTCGGTGGGCAGGATGTTGCCTGCAGTGGCAAATGCACCCGTCGACTCGTATGGCTGGAACCACACCACGCGCCCGCAAACCTTGACTGTCGATCCGCCAAGTGACTGGCTCGAGTCGTTCCAGATTGATCCGTCAGCCGGGTTGCGCAGCACCATCTGTTCCAAGTGGAACCACTCGTCATCGACGAACGTGTAGATGTCCATTTTCATCTGGTCAGACACATACCGCTCCTCGTACGACTGAAACAGAATCTGTCCGGGAACGGCTCCTAGAAAATTGTCGCTGTTGCGCTTGTTGATGTAGGAGAGCGGGTTCACTGGCACATTCGTGTAGCCGATTCCCGTTGCAGGCTCGTGAACAAGGAACTCCAGCCGGATGATGCGCTGGCGCACCGCATACTGGATCGGATTGCCCATCACGTTGGTCGCCAAGCCATTGCTAATCAGGGTCGATGGTGGCCATGTGACGTTGCCGCCGACGGGGAATGATCCAGCCGGTGATCCGCTCGTGAAACCCGCCTTAGGTCGGATGTACTGGGCCGCGTTGCGGCTGTTGCTCTGGTAGGTGATTTTCAGGCCGCGGTACGGCGACTCACCAACTAGCGTTGCCTTGGCTGTCTGTGTGACGATGTAGCAGTTGTTCTTGTTGGGGTGAGCGGAGACATCAATGTCGGTCACGATCATCTGCGCTAGGCCGCCATCGACCGACGACACCGCCAGCCGCATGCCGATCGACTCAATAGCCGTAAACGGTGCTGCCTGCGCCTTGATCAGTTTCCAAATGTTCCATCCGTCCTCGCCGGAGCCATCGTGGTTCAGGGTGTTTTGCAGAACCATGAACTGCGTGCGCAGCACAGACTCGGCAGGCTCGACGCCAATACTGAACGTCTGATTTGCGTGCAGCCGTTGGATTTCCCATGCCATCAGCGTGGTCCCTTCGTGTTGCGTTCGATCTCGAGCAGCGCGTAGGTCTGCCGCTCGAGCTGCATGCGCAGGCCCTCAAACGACCCGACATCTTGGGTAGCCATTGCCAGTCCTGCCTCGCCCCTGGCAGTTCCCAAATTGACACGCGCCTGATTGGTTTCAGACATTTCCCCAAGCCCCAACGCGCCCATGATGTTTCCACCTAGCAATTCATCTAACTGAGCCGACCGAACTTGCATTCCCCCCTCAGCCATTTTTGCCATGTTGGAAATGAAGTCTGCCGGGTTAGTCATGAATGACGTCAGAGAACGTCCAGCAGCGGTCGACGGACCTTGCGCCATCAGGCCGGTCATCATTTCCTGTTCAGCCTTTGCCGTAATGCCGCGTGCAGCCGATTCGTCCATTCCGGCCGCCACCATCCGCTGACCTACCTGCATCTTGCGCAGGTCGGCGCTGATCTGCGCTTCGTGCATCTTGTGCGAGAACGGGAACATCAGTTCATCGCGGACCTTGCGAGCCTCAGCGTGTGCCTGCATGACGTTGCTGATGAAACCCATCATCGGCATAGCCATAGCCGCACTGACCGAACTACTGATGCGGCTGGTTACCCCGCGCAGCTTCTCGAGTTCGCCGGTGACCTGCTGGCCTGCCCTGCGCAGACCAGTTACGTCGGCGTCGATTCCGATTGAGAGTCCGAGTTTTGCCATACCGCAATCCTTTCGAGAGTCGCCATCCAGTCAGCCTGGCGCGGCTTGCGCCAAGGCTCCACAATCCGTTCCGGCTGATTGGTCAGCCGGTATGCCAGGACCGTCAGAAGGTGCTCTGTGCGGTCCTCTGCGGTCCACTCCAAGGGTTTGCCATCACCCCCTTCATCAGCGCAGTGGCAACGTGCACATCCAGGCTGTTTCCGCCAGGAACGCCGTCGATGCGGGTGCAGTTTTCGAGCACGAAGGTCTGTTTGGCGTCCTCGTCGAGCTGCTCGAGTTTGCGCCACTCGCCGACCGTCAGCGGTCGGACCTCGAGGGTCGAGGCGTGCCCAACGACCGATTCGTCAGTGAATAGCCGCCACATCACGCACGCGCCACAGTGATTTCGCCCGTGTACTGCCACGAAACCGACGCAGACTGGACAGCGTCGTTCGACCATGACGGGTTGTAGCCGGTGATGATCGCAAGTCCGCTGAAGTCGACACCGCCGGTGGCAGCGCCGGACGCAGCGATTGCAACCGTAATTGATGCCGTGTTGGGCGTGGCGCCTGCGAACTTCTGCGCCAAGGTCAGCGCCGTTGCGCTATCCATGTGGATCGTCGCCGACCCGGTGACCGTCGGCCTGCCTTGGATTGCGATGGACAGCGCACCATTCAACGGGGTCGCATCGACCGCCGTGCTGGATGCCGTGATGCTGATATCAGTGGCATCGACGGCCGTGCCGCCGAAGCTGATCGTTGTGCCATTGCTGATGACTGCCATGACTTAGCCTCCTGTTGCCCAAATGCGGTAGGTCTGACGAACCACACGCGGGCCGTCGTCGCCACCGTCCTGATCTTCCATGCGCTCGACGTCCTCGCCGTCCGTACCGGACCACCGAATCTGCGTGCCGTCGACCACGCCGTAGCTCGTGTTGTCGTTGAGAACGTCCGACACAACCGCCGCCAGCGCTCTGGCGCCTGACAGTGTCGTTGCGATGCAGTCGACGGCCACCGAGAATGAAGCCAAGGACGACGTCCCGGTTAGCGTGCGCACTGGCTCTTTGCCGTCCACGCTGTAGACGATGGCAGGCAGCGCCGTTCCCTCGCGGCGCCATTCCGGGCTGATGCGGGTGCTGACCAGTCCGGCCACTGCAGCATCGTCCGACAATCTTCGGCGCAGGGCAGTCTCGATGCTCATGACTTCCTCGCCTTCAGCCGCGCCTTGCGGACCAGGTCATCGAATTGCTGCTCGATGACCGTGGCAAGGTCGTCCTGCAGCACCCTGGTTGGGAACTGCGCCGCCGTCAGTTTCTTGATGCCCCAACCCGGCTTGGCGTCGACGATTGGAGCGATGTAGCTGCGCGGCTTGCGCTTGTAGCGCATGCCGGTTCGGGCGGTGGTTTTCAGCCCACGGGTATCGCCCATCGATTGGATGACGGCGCTAGCCGCCTTGCGGAGGCTTGGCTGGCTGCCGTAGGAGCGGTGCGTGGCACCATGTCCACTCCAATTTGCCTTGTACGTTGTGGCGAGGCGCTTGAGGCTGCGCCGCAGCAGCTGCTTGTACAAGTTGCGGCTGACCCGGTCTGGCAGCTCGTAGAACACCCGTTCGGCCCGCAGGAACTGCTCTGACGCCCTGGCGCTGGCACCGGCGCGGTAGACCCCGAGAGTCTCGGCTGCGTTGACCTGCCGACGCATGAACTGCTCGTAGTTCCGCAGGTGCTGGGGGGCGTTGAACGTGGCGCCGCGGCGGAAGCTCATGCCGTCACCTCGAGCGCCTCAATGTGCAATTCCATGCGCCGCAGGTCGGGATCGACGACTCCCGTGAGTTCCAGCGTCCGGTCGGTCTTTCCAGTTTCGCGCAGCAGGATGCGGCTCTTGATCGTCACCGAGTCGATCCACGGGATGACGATGCGGTAGGCGGTCTGCCCCTGCGTAACGTCGACCGCGTCGATGCTGCGCCCGTCCGCGCTTTCGATGTAACCCAGCACGGTCGCAGCCGTCGACCACGACTTGGTCCCCTGCCCGTAGGAGTCCACGGTCGTGGTGTAGTTCTGCACCGCCATCTCGTGGCGGAACATGCCACGCGGCGTCATGCGATCGCCCTCTCCTTGAGCATGGCCGTCAGCATCTGCTGGGCCTTGCCCTCGATGGCTCCCGTGCTGTCGCCGCGGTCGGCGTACAGGCGGGCGCACAACTGAAGGACGAGCATGTTGATGTAGTGATCGCCGACCAGCGTGGTCCAGTTGATGGCCACGGGCCGCGTGTATTCCTCGTCGACCAGGACGGCCAGCCGCTCGCCGTCCCAGTGCTTTTCCGGGGTAGCCGTCTGGGGGTTGCCGTCCTCGTCGGTGTAGGCCACTTGCAAGGTGCCTGCCGAGTTCCACGGTTGAATCGGCAGCACAATCCAGACGTCGCCCTCCTCGGACACCGTATAGGTGCGCTCGAGCGCCTGCACCGACAGGCCCGTCGTGCGCTCGACAGTCTCGCGGGCCGCCGGAAGCAGGATCGTGCCGATGTACGTGTCATCCTGCGTGTGAAACACGCGCAGGTGCGTCTTGACGTCGCTAGTCGTGAGTGTTGGCATGGGAAAGGCGGGTAGGAGGTTTCCCCCCTACCCGCCCGGGGTCACTGGCTGATGTCAGGGCGCTGCGCCCGTCACGATGATGGAACCGGCGCGCTTGTCGATGATCTGCGCATCGGAACGCATCGAGCTGCGGTAGTGGATGATGCCATTGTTGCTGCCCGAGTACGGATCGACCACGAAGGAAACTTCCTTGCGGTCGACGATGCGGTAGGCGCGGGCCAGATCGGAGAACACGATCAGGGGCTTTGCCGTTGCACCGATGGTCTCAGCAAACTCGCTGATGTACACCGGACGACCCATCAGCAGGCCAGCCGATCCATTCTGAAGCATCATGCCCTGCATGCCGTCATACAGGTAGGTGCCAGTGGTCGCTGCCTTCAGCTTGAGCAAAGC